TACTAGATAATGCTGGTATTAAAGTTAATAAAGAAATGCAAGATGGTTGTGGTTGTAATGTTATATCAGGTGGCCTTGTTAATATGATTAGCGAAGGTATTATCGACCCAGTGCTTGTAACTAAGTCTGCACTTAAAAACGCTGTAAGTGTGGCATTAACTATTATGTCAGCGGATTGTGTAATATCAAACGTACGTATACCAAATGCAAGCAGTTAACGATTATGTAATAGTTGATATAATAAAAGAAGGACCAAAGAAAGTTGGTGGCCTTATATTAACTGACGAAACAGATGAAACAAACAGATATAGAAAAGCAAACATTATATCTGTAGGTAATGATGTGCCTATTGTTAAAACAGGTGATGTAATATACTACGATGCTATTGCCGGGCACGATATAGCTTATAACGACACTATGTATCGAGTTATACGCGCTAGAGACATAGTTATAGTAGAATAATTACTATTTAATAAAAACGTGTAATTACTATTAAAGTAGATTATACGTAAACTATAAACCAAAAACAATAAACAAAAAATCAAAATCAATTAATTATTAATCTTAAAAATTTTAAATAAAAATGAGACATGAAAATTTTGTGGTATTCCACAACGACTTAGATTCATCTTATATGAACTCTGCAGACAACTTTAGAGGAGCTGAAATAGGTGCTGCTCAAAGAATTGATATTTATTTTGAATCGGCTCTTTCAACTGGAGTTGGAGGCTCTTATGATAGAGTAAGACTAATTGTTGACGCAGCTGGTAATGAAGAAAAAGCTTTAGAAGCTATTGCTGGTGCATTACAAGGTAATAAGTCAGGTTTAACTGTTATTGCTGATGATAAAAACAAAGTATACTTTTCTGATTTTTTTACAGGTGTAGATAGCTTTACTACAGCTTCATTAGCTAATAGAAGAATAACTGAAGCTATTACTGCTGCTAAAGATGTTGAGGCTAGCGATTCTGGAAAATTATTCTTAATTGACCAAGACGCTGCTTTTGCTATTACTCTACCTACAGTTGCTCAAGCTGGATCTGGATGGTACGCTGACTTCATTATAAATGACGAAGGCGCAAACGCTGTTACTATTATACCTGATACATCAGAAGACACAGTAATTGGTTTTGTAATGAGCGGTGATGGTGGCACTGGTGGCTCTACTGATTCAACAGCTGTTGATGAAATTAAGTTTATTAGTGGTGCTCAACAAGGAGATAGAGTTTCTATCTTTTGCGATGGCGTTAAATTCTTTGCTTACGCTATGGCACATGACGCAGATCATATTACGATACAATAATAAATGCGATTAACAAGTCACGATATTCGTGATTTACAAATCCTTAAGTATTACAGGCTCGTTCGTAAATGGGCCTGTAAGACTTACGGGTTAACAGACGCTGATCTTGAGTTGCTAATTTATTTAGATTGCAAAGGGCGTTTTACAAGAAATGAATTTATCGACGGTACCTATACAATGAGTTGGGATAAAAACCGTTGGGAAAAATTAAGGAGGAATGGTTGGATAGAAACGTGGAGACACAGAAACAGAACAACCATCAAATACTCTGTATTCAAAACCTCCTTCAAGTGCTCACACTTGATAAGTAGAATATATCGTATACTTTTAGGAGAAGAAGATATACCTACTTCAGAATCAAATGTGTTTTTTAATAACAAATCATACACCGATAAGGTAATGAATAAGTCTATCGATGATATGATAAAAGATAATGAACGATGATAGGAAAATTTATAGGTGGCTTATTCGGCAAAGTAGTAGACAATGCGGAAGGAATACTTGACAAAGTTATTACAACAGACAAAGAAAGAGATGAAGCGAAGCTCGCTCTTAGACGGTTATTACTTGAAGCCGAAACCGAAGCTTTCAACAAAGAAGTCGAAGACAGAAAGAGCGCACGTGATATGTATAAAGACGATGCTCTTATTCAGAAAGTACTTGCAACGTTATTTACGGCAGCGTACTTTGGACTAAGCTTTATGATGTTTAAGTTTTTTGTAATGAAAGACATAAACTTAGGTGAGTTTGAAATTAGTTTCATCTCAACAATATTCGGTGCTATGAGCGCCAAGGTTAATACAGTTGTCGACTTCTTCTTCGGAGGCTCGTCAAAAAAAAATGAACAAGTAAATAAAAAATAATTATGGCACAAAATTTAAACCAAATAGATATAGGGCAAGGTGGAGCAATACTTATAAAAACAGATGCTTACACTCCTCCAACTGGTAAAGTAATATGCGCTATTCAGCTTTTGACAGATATAAAGTTTGCTAGCTTAACACCATCAAACTCAACTGGGCTTAGATATCTTTCAACATCTGGAACCGGTGCTAACGCTAACGCTAACGCTGCAGGTGATGGTGTAGGAGCAAAATCTTTTGAAGTCAATGATACCGTAGACACTGATGAAGATACAATTTTAGTTGCTAATAACGAGTTTATATACGGCAGATACTCTGCAGTACAGTTATCAGCAGGTTCAGCTATTTGTTATTTGATAGATGAATAAAATATGGGATATTTAGATAATACAGTTGAGTATGGCTTTGGTCAATTAGGTAGCGGCTACTTAAGAGATGTTGGAATTTTTTTTCCACCAAGTGGTCTTGTAATTGTAGCCATAACTATTATCGATGACGTTAAGTTTACTAAACTAGTAGCTGATAATAAAACAAACGTTGCTTACTTTGGAACTCAAACCGGTGTCACGCTTAACGGTTCAAATAACGATCAAGTCAACACTGCTGATATATTTCCAAAAGGACTAACAATATATGGCAGATTTAACGAAGTGCAATTAAATCAAGGCAAAGTTATAGTATACTTTGGTAGATAATTATGTTAGGTTCACCTGCTGGTTTAATATTTGATGGATTTGCTACGAACACAGGCTTTAATCCTGTTACGTTAACAGATGATTTTGCTGATATTATAGCTTGGTACGACTTTACAGATCCGTCAACAGTGTATAGAGATAATAGCGGTATAAATAATATAGCCGCTGATGAGCATATAGGTAGAATAAATAACAAAGTTCAAAGCCCAGTTGGCCTTGGTAAGTTTCTAAGATGCATTGGTTCAGGTGTTGGTATTGGAGATGATGGAAATAACTTTGCACCAATATTTAAATTAAATGGAACTAATGGTTATAGCTACGCTGATTTTGATAACAGTGGCGTTGGACAGTGTCTAGTAGGTAGTGATTATTATGATTTTGGGCCAGGTGTTGGAGTGCATGGGCATGGTGGTGGAGTTGGTAGCGGTATTAATTCTTATAATAATGGGTACTACAATGGATTTGAATCTAACGGTGAAGCACATCCTAACGATAATAAATTTAGCTTTTCATCAATAAAAAATGATGATTTAACTATTTTTTGGGTAGTTAAACCTTCTACCGCAGATCCATCTGGAACAGGAGATCATTGCCATTGGTTAATAAGACCTGACGATTCTAGCGATAGTGGAACTGGTAGAACTAATGAAACGTATTTTGAAGGATTTACTAGAGCAACTGGCGATAACTTTATGGCTAGAGTTAATTCTGAAGATCAAGGAGGCTCTGGAATAACGTATATTACATCAACAGATCTAGATGTAACAGATAGTATAAATGTATTTATGGCTAGGTTTAATTCTGGCTCTGGTGGATTTATACTTTTTCAAAACGGTGCTAGCATAGCAAGTGGCACAATAACTTCATCAAGTACTTATAGCATGCAGTCTGGTATGATGGCATTAGGTAGGTGGAGCTTAGGTAATATAAACTCAGGAGCTGTTTCTGACAGTGGATTTGGTGGGCAGTTCTATGAAATAATAGTTTACAATAAAGCAATTAGTGACACAGAGCTTGTAACAGCTAACACAGCATTGCTAGCAAAATATAATTAAATAAAATAAAACAAAATGGGAAAAAAAGAAAAAGTTGTAGAACTTAAACCTAAAGCAGAAAAAATATCTGAAGAACATTTAAAAGATTTACAGAATGTAGTTAATACTGTGAATAATTTACAATATAAAATAGGTCAGTTAGAAGGGCAGAAGCATAATTTTTTACACGAGTTAAGTATGTCTCAGAAAAAAATAATTGATCTTCAAGACGTGTTTTCAAAAGAATATGGTACTTATGATATTAATGTTAAAGACGGTACGATAAATTGGGATAAAGATGAAAAATAATATTATAAGAAAAATTACTATAGGTAAAGATTATAAAAATGATTCTATGCACTATGCTGTAGATCAAGAAGTTTACGGTGGTCATAAGATATGTGATATAATAGAAGAAGAAGATAAATATTGTATTTATATTAGAAAAGAACAAGTGGTAATACCATGGAAAGATTTTAATAAAAATATGGCTATATCAGTAGAGTATAATTTAGAATATTAATGAATGCTTATAAAGATTTTATTGTGTCTCCTATTGGCGAGCGTTATAATAATGTTTCACGAGTTGACGACAAAGAATTAATATTAAATACTGAAATATTTAACCATCAGTATGTAAATAGATTAGCAAAGGTTATCGCTACTCCACTATTATTTCAATCACCTATTAACGTAGGTGATGAGGTAATGGTGCATCACAATATATTTAGAAGATGGCACGATGTTAAAGGTAGAGAGCGTAATAGTAGATCATATTGGAAAGAAGATAAATATATAATATCAGAAGATCAAATATATTTACACAATAATAAGGCTATGCCTGGCTATAGCTTTGTTCAACCTATAAAATCAAATAATAAGCTAAGTAGTAACGTGGAGCAACCATTAGTTGGTATAATAAAATATACGGATGGTAAATTTAAAATAAACACGTTGATTGGATTTACACCTAATAGTGAATATGAGTTCGTTGTAAATGGAGAAAGATTATATAGGGTTATGAATAAATTTATTACAATTAAATATGAATATCAAGGAAACGAAAAAGAATATAATCCAAGCTGGGCAAAAAGCAGTTGAAGAACTAATTAAAGTTGCTAAAGAACCTATAGTTGATAGTGATGATGATATATCAGCTGATAGATTAAAAAATGCAGCTGCTACAAAAAAGTTAGCTATATTCGATGCTTTTGAAATACTTAATCGTATAAACGAAGAAGAGAATATGCTTGAGGGTAAAGTTGAAGAAAAAAAAGAAACTACGTTTAAAGGTTTTGCAGAGGGTAGGTCAAAATGAAATACGAACAAAGCTTGTATAAAATAGTAGAACCAATAAGGTTAAATACTATTAAAAGATTAAATAAGAGCAGGAAGTGGGAGTATGGATATAACAAAGAAAACAATGTGGTTATTATATCTAAAACCGGTATGATTGGTGACGTTATAGAAATACAAGGCTTACATATAGCTTTACCCAAACAACCAAGTAATATATACAGTTACAGTAAGAATAAATCAGAGCAAAAGTGGAAACAGTTTCCAGTAAAGCCTGAGTTTAAAAAAATTAAAACAGTATTTGACTGGCAAGACTATCCTCTTGATTTTAAAGAAGAGCATTACGGTTATATAGACGAAGAGTTTAAAAGAAGAGAAGAAGGTTTTTGGTTTATGAATAATGGTAAACCAACTTATATAACAGGTACGCACTATATGTACTTACAGTGGAGTAAAATAGATGTAGGCGCACCTGATTATAGAGAAGCAAATAGATTATTCTATATATTTTGGGAAGCTTGTAAAGCTGATAGTAGATGCTACGGTATGTGCTATTTAAAAAACAGACGATCAGGTTTTTCATTTATGAGTTCAGCTGAAACTGTTAATTTAGCAACGCTTGCTAGTGATAGTAGATTTGGTATATTATCTAAGACTGGTGCTGATGCGAAAAAAATGTTTACAGACAAAGTAGTACCTATTAGTTTAAATTATCCTTTCTTCTTCAAGCCAATACAGGACGGTATGGACCGGCCAAAGTCCGAACTCGCATATAGAGTGCCAGCTAAAAAGTTTACACGTAAAAAAATACGTGAGCGTGAAGAAATGGATGATGTTGAAGGGCTTGACACTACTATTGACTGGAAAAATACAGGTGATAATAGTTATGATGGTGAGAAGTTAAACTTACTAGTTCATGATGAGAGTGGTAAGTGGGAAAGGCCTGATAATATAAAAAATAACTGGAGAGTTACAAAAACTTGCTTGCGTTTAGGTAGTAGAGTTGTTGGTAAATGTATGATGGGTAGCACTAGTAATTCGTTAGAAAAAGGTGGTGATAACTTTAAAAACTTATATAATGACTCAGATGTTACCAAGCGAAACAAAAACGGACAAACTAAGTCAGGATTATATTCTTTGTTTATTCCTATGGAATGGAATTACGAAGGATTCATTGACGAATACGGACAGCCTGTTTTCAATACTCCTAAAGAACCAGCACTTGATCCACAAGGAATAGAAATAGATTATGGCGTAATAGATCATTGGCAAAACGAGGCTGAAGGTTTAAAAGACGATCAAGATGCTTTAAACGAATTTTATAGACAGTTTCCAAGAACTGAAGAGCACGCATTTAGAGATGAAACAAAAAATAGTCTGTTTAATCTTATAAAAATATACGAGCAAATAGATTACAACGAAGGTAATAGAAGCTCTTCAGTATTAACGCTAGGTAACTTTCAATGGGTTAATGGTGTTAAAGATACAAGAGTTGTTTTTAATCCAGATCCTAATGGTAGGTTCGCTATAAGCTGGGTACCTAACGCTAAGTTGCAAAACAATGTAATAATAAAAAATGGAGTTAAATATCCTGGCAACGAGCACGTTGGCGCGTTTGGTTGTGACTCGTATGATATATCTGGCACTGTAGATAACAGAGGATCGAAAGGCGCTCTACACGGCTTAACTAAGTTTTCAATGGAAGATGCTCCAGCTAATACGTTCTTTTTAGAATATATAGCTAGACCACAAACAGCTGAAATATTTTTTGAAGACGTTTTAATGTCTTTAGTATTTTACGGCATGCCAATACTTGCAGAAAATAACAAGCCGCGATTATTATACTATTTACGAAGAAGAGGCTATAGAGGCTTTAGCATGAACAGGCCAGATAAAATATGGAACAAGCTTTCGACGTCTGAAAAAGAAGTTGGTGGTATACCAAACTCAAGTGAAGATATAAAACAAGCTCATGCAGCTGCTATTGAAATGTATATCAACGATCATGTTGGTTTATTACAAGACGGAACTTATGGAACTATGTATTTTAACAATACACTTAATGATTGGTCTAAGTTTGATATAAATAGAAGAACAAAACATGATGCTTCAATAAGTTCTGGTTTAGCTATAATGGCTTGCAATAGACATTTATACCGACCTAATCCAAAACAAAAAAGACAACCGTTAAATTTAAATATATCTAAATTTAATAATAAAGGAATTACATCAAAGATAATTAAGAATAAAATATGATATCAGATTACTCTATATATTTTCCATCGCAAGCAGTTAGCGATATGGAAAAGCTAAGTGAAGAATACGGTTTAAAAATAGCAAAAGCTATAAAACACGAGTGGTTTTCAGGTACTACATCTAAATATGATAATAGCAAAAACAATTTTCATAGATTAAGATTATATGCTAGAGGTGAACAGCCGATACAAAAGTACAAAAACGAATTATCTATAAACGGTGATTTATCTTATTTAAATTTAGATTGGAAGCCAGTACCTGTTATATCTAAGTTTGTTGATATAGTGGTAAATGGCATGGCTCAAAGAAATTACGAAATAAGTGCTTTTTCTCAAGACGAGTTTGGTATTAGTAAACGAACTGAATACATGGAATCTATGCTTCGAGATATGCGAGCTAGAGAGTTTGATAAGAGCGCTAAAGATTTATTTGGTATGGAGTTAAACGAAAATAATCCAGAAACTTTACCAGACACAGAAGAAGAACTAGCTTTACACATGCAGTTAAATTACAAGCAAGCTGTTGAGATAGCAGAAGAGCAAGCTATAAACACTTTGATGGAAGCTAGTGATTATGATTTAGTAAGAAGAAGATGTTTATATGATTTAACTGTTTTAGGTATAGCTGCTACTAAAACAACTTTTGATTTTAGTGATGGCGCTAGAATTAAATATGTTGATCCAGCCGATTTAGTTTACTCACATACAGACTCACCTTACTTTGACGATATATATTATGTTGGTGAAGTAAAAGAAATACCAATTAATGAGCTTGTAAAACAATTTCCAGGATTAACAGAATCTGAAATAGAAGAAATAGTTAGCAAGTCTGGTGGCAACCATTACAAAACTCCATCAAGAAAATACGATAACGATAGAAATAGAATAGAAGTATTGTATTTTAATTTTAAAACACATATGAATAATGTTTATAAATTAAAAGCGACTGCAGCTGGTGGAGAAAAAGTTATAGAAAAAGACGACGGCTTTAATCCGCCTGCTAGTATGGATGGTGAGTATAGAAAGCTTGAAAGAGTTATTGAAACTTTATACGAAGGTGTTTTTGTTTTAGGTTGTGAAAAATTATTAGAGTGGAGAATGTGTCCTAATATGATGCGATCTGATTCTAATTTTGGTAGCGTTAAAATGAATTATCAAATAACAGCACCAAGGATGTATGAAGATAGGATAGAGTCTATTGTTGGTAGAATAACTAGCTTTGCTGATATGATACAACTAACACACTTAAAGTTACAGCAGGTAATGGCGCGTATGGTACCAGACGGTGTTTACTTAGATGCTGATGGTTTGGCTGAAATAGATTTAGGTAATGGAACAAACTACAATCCGCAAGAAGCTTTAAACATGTTCTTCCAGACTGGTAGTGTCATAGGTAGAAGCTTTACTCAAGACGGTGATATGAATCCTGGTAAAGTGCCAATACAACAAATAAATAATAATGTTAATGGTGGTAAGATACAAAGTTTAATAACTACTTACAACTACTACATGCAAATGATTAGAGATGTAACCGGTTTAAATGAAGCTAGAGACGGTAGTTTGCCAGATAAAAACGCTTTAGTTGGTGTGCAAAAATTAGCAGCAGCAAACTCTAACACAGCAACAAGACACATACTACAATCAATGTTGTTTTTAACTGCTGAAGCTGCTGAGTGTTTATCTTTGCGAATAGCTGATATAGTTGAGTACTCTCCAACAAAACATGCTTTTATAAATTCTATTGGTGCACATAATGTTGCTACGCTAGAAGAATTAAAAGAATTATACCTTCACGACTTTGGT